ATTCAGAAGAAGCTCAGATACAGCAAGAGCATAACCATGCTCAGAAACTGTGATTGAGAACTGCTGTGCAGTAAGTGCGTTGGTAGTCATACGGACACCTTCAACCAATGGCTGTGCAAAGCCGAGGTTGTTGTATCGCATGAAGTTGATCTGGAGACCTGGTGCAACACCAAGTTCCGTCTTCTTTACAGCAAACTGCTCAAAACGAAGAATCGGCATAGCCTGGAACAAGATTTCCTTGGACCAAATCTGCTGAATCGCCTGAGTTAGCTGCGAGTTTGTGCCTGAATAGGCGGTAGGTGACGCGGCGAGATTGCCGGTACCTGTTAATGCGCTAGCCACTTGTGACTCCTATTATAGTTGGTTTTTAAATTGTGGATATTACCCGAACAAGCCTTTAGACTTGCCTTGAGCATTTGGGCTCAAAAGCTGTTGACGATACTTGGCGTAGTCATTCAACGACATAGACGAAATGTCTTCTGCCGAGAACTGACGTGTGCCAGTTTCAACGTCTAGAGGACCAGCATTCACAGGAGTTGTGACTCTTGTTCCTGGCATATCCCGACGAGCAGCTTGCATAGCTTGCTGTGCTCCTTCTAGGATACTAGAAGACTTAGCCTTTAGTCCTTGAATACTTTTCTCAATTTCTTCAATTGAGTCACCGTTAACCAGATCGATGAGATCAGGGATGATGTTCTCTGCTTCATCGTTTAGACGCTGGGCACGGTATGCCTGGATTTCTGAGAATGCCCGCTCACGCTCTAGTAGAGCAAAAGCTGTTTCTCGTGCTTCTCGCTCGCGTTCTAATTGCTCAGCCCATTCAGACTCTTTGACCTTAAGAAGATCACGAAGTCCAAGCTCTTCCTCTTGCTTACGCTTTTCTTCTTCAGCGGCAGCATTAGCGAGAGCGGCTTCGTTAGCTGCACGACGTGCGGCTTCCTCTTCACGTTCACGCTTCAACGCATCAAGTTCTTCCTTGAGGTTGTTGATCTGTGGGTAGAGTTTGTCTTTTTCCTGAGTACGAACTCGTGCCAAGTCTTCATCAGTGTAAAACTTGTTGGAGTTTGAGGTATTAACCGTGTCATTAGACGACACTTCTGGGCTTACATTAGATACAGCCGTAGCTTCCGCTACAAAGGCTGTCATGTCTGCGGATGCAGAATTGTCCATGATATTTCCTTAGTTTTTCTCTGGGTCGTTTTCCGAATTAATAGCACAAGTGACCTAACAAATGTTTCTATACTTATTTTTGTAGATAAAACCTAGGTTGTCTGCTTAAACGCACCAGATTAAATCTCTTCTGACGGAACCTTTCTATTTGGAAGTTGTGTTCCGTAAGCCTTTGTTACCAGATCAATACGTAGTTGTTGCTCAGCCTGTTCGCTGGCAATCAATGCACCGTCCACAATTGGAGGAGCCATCATTGGAGGAGCGCCCTCGCCACTAGGAGCCCCACCTGGTGTAGCATTTTCAACAGGTACCGGTTGCCCATTAAGACCACCTGAAAGCATTCCTGTGAGGCTAGCAATTGTGTTTTCAATTTGAGTCTGTACAAGTTTGACAGCGCCATCTGCCTTAGCATCAGCAAGGAGTTCCATACGGATCTCCTCAAGCTTCTCATATGGGAACTCTTCGCCCATAGCGCGTAGTGCACCGGCCTTAGACTCTAGACCCAAAGACATCTTGGTCTGGATTTCGTTAAGCACGATCAACTTATCTAGAGGTAGCGGTGGCACAAAGTGTACGTAATTCTGGTAAGTAAGTGGGTCATTAATGTCTAGCACTTGCGCTTCACCAGGCTCTAACTCACCCTCAACCGCAGGGTTCCACTGCATAGCCTCTGGTTCTTTAATGGCAAGGTTTAGAAGAATAATTTCATTGATGCGCTGAATACCACGTGCGTACTGCGTGGTTTTTTGGTTCCACTTGTTCATCATTGGCTGGAACAAAATTGAGAGCGCTACACCAGAAGTATTAGAAATAGGTTGCGCTTGCCCCAATGCATTTTCAGGAACGCCTACCATTTCATGCATAGCCTTCTTCATAAGGGCTAGAAATTCCATAGCACCTTTAAGACCGTTTCCACCGCCCTCAAGGTTGGTTACCTTAGCGTCTTTAGGAAGACCGCCCCAAACCTTGTTAGCACCCTTTTCCAACTGACTTGCTTTGGCACCTGTGATAACGGTGACTGGGGCTGCGTGGTAGTTGACAATATCTGCGATATCAGTTGAGACTTCGTTGTAGGTTCGATTGATTGGGATGATGTCGTAACAGTCGGCGAGACCCCAAGGTGATCCTGACACCCTAACATTCGGGATGTGCACAATAGGGATGACACCAAGCGGGTTTGGACGTGAGTCGATAAGTTCGTCATTGATGTACTCCTCAATGATGTCTTCCGTAAGGATTTCCGTGTAAGTAAAGACTTGGCGAGTTCCTTCAAGCGAAGTGCCCCAGAATCGGTACTTTAGCTTGAAACGAATGAGCCGCTCACGATCGTGGGGGTGAAACTCTGGAAAACAAAACGCGGCATTTAGCGGGAGTACTCTAACCTTGCCAGCATGGAATCGACCAATAGAATCTTGATAGGCTTCTTCGTAGGCAATCTTTACAAAGCAGTCACCTGAAACAGATCCTTGCTGACCCATTTCCCAAAGTACGGTGCCTTTATCGTTATCTACTTCCCACACTCTAGAGAGCAGGTTAGGGACGATACCTTCAGTTTGTTTTGGGCTACTAAAATGTACACCCTTGCTGAAAGAGAAGTTAATGATGTAGTCTGTGAGGGCGCGGTAGTAGTTGAAAACCATCTGAGTCTCACCAGCCTGACGGCGGTAAGATGTGTGGTGGCCTAGGTACATAGCCCAGTTAAGTGAGTAACGGTTTAGACGAGGACCGTGAACCTCAAACTCTTCATCAGCAAGTTCTACAAGACCAAGCGGAGAGATAGAGATAGTTAGGTCAGAGGAGGCAGCCCGATAACTGGGGGGTGAGAAATCAATACTCACTTAGAACCTCTCTGTAATACTAATCAATAATAGCATAGTTAAACGTTAGCCACGGTAGCGTTCGCCACGAATCAAACCCTTACCCACAGGATGAGTAACTTTGGTCTTTTGCGCAGCCATTTGCTTGTCAATTTTTTCTTGAACGTAGTCCCGAAAGCGAGGATCGACTTCGCTTTCTTTATCTACAAACTTTCCGCCTACTTGTGCGTAGTGTAAGTGAACCCAGTGCGCTGCAGCTGGGGACGGGTACACACGAAATCTAGATTTTGCTTGAGCAACGAACATGTTCCATAACTTAGGGTTAGCAGGGAACTGCTTTGGACCCTTTTGTACTTCCTGACCGGAAATAAGTGTCATGTGATGTCCTTAGGACCCCGCCCTGCGTAAGGATCAGGGCGGGGCGTCTCTAGGTAGCGAACTAGTCTTGTACGACTGCTGGGTTCAGACGGTACTGATGACCGCCATCACGGAAGACCTCTTCAAAATGATTGTCACCATGATCGGCAAAAGCCTCAGATGCAAAGTCATTAAGAACGGTAGGTGCTTCCACCCAAGCTGCTGAGCCAACGTGAGCTCGCTCACGCATGGTCTCTTCTGCTGGCTTTTCGAAAACGTTCTGGTTATGGTTTGGACGACCAGGGGCTGGGATGTATCCCTGCATAGCACCCTTGGTGAACTCCATAGGAACGTCAGTATCGGTCGCGATACCCTCTTCAAAACGAAGTGGTCCACGCTGTCCTGGAAGAGCTGGACTAACAGTACGGTCGTATGCAGTATTCGGATTCTCAGGAAGTTGAGGAGCCGGAGCAATTGGTTGTGACATAGGGAGATTCTCCTTTAAAGAAGGTTGAGGTACCTCACTTAAAATTATGCCCTTTATCAACGATTTAGTCAGAGTAAACTAAAGTTATCTGTAAAACGGGGAACTGGTCACTTCCGCTTCAGCCATGCCTACATCTAACGTTAATGAGCATGCAATAGCCAAAGAATCGGCAAAGTCGTCGTGCGCGTGGGCTTCATCAGGTGCTGCAGCCGAGAAGTTAGGCCCTTGGAACTTAGTCTCAAGATCCGTCATTTGCTGGTAAAAACGCTTCCATGCGCGTAGGCGTTTGGTCTTAGCGTGGGCTGGGTAGCCAATCATACGAAGATCAATAAGGGCTTTTAGATGCTTCCACCGCTTAGACTGCTCGGTAGAACTACTAGTTAGGGATACTACTTCCGCTCTTGGTAGTAGTAGTTTTAGGCGCTGAGCAACAGCGTCACCTACACCATTAGCGTCTACGCCAACCATAAACACGTTGTAGTTTGATAAGAAGTTGACGATCTGGAAATACTGATCCTCCCAGTCGTCTCCTTGGATTTCAAGCCAGTTAAGGACTCTATGATCATAGTAACCAAACTCATTAGGTCTATCCCAATCTACGTACACCACAGTAACTACTGTGCTGTCCATCTTACGAGCAGGGTCAATACCCACTACTACAGGGGTACGGTGGTATGCCTTAACAACTTCCATGCTCTTGTCGCCAAGTTCATCCATGACAGTGGATGTAATAAACATACCCTTGTCAAGCATCCACTTACAATTGTAGGACATCTGAAACTCGTCAGAGTCCTCGCCAATACGCATCTTTTCTTTTTTAATGAACTTGTCGTACTTAGGATTGATACGAGCTACGTCACGCCAGTCCCACTGATAATGATTCTTGCGCTTACCGCTGTTGCTTTGCACTCGTTTGTTGAGTTGAATCGACTTGTAGAAGTTATTTTTTACGTTACTAGGTGTACCGGTCTTAACCATTGTTCCAGCGTAGTAAGCAAGCATAGGGCTAATTGATTTATCAACCATATGATCATCTGCTCCCTGACACTCGTCGATAACAATGAGGTGAAAAGACTTAGATTCAATCTTGGCTCTTGGGTTAGCGGTCATCATCATAAGGGTAGACCCAGAGTTTTTTAGTTTAATCTGGCGAGTGATACCTGGCACTTTACCTAGGGAGTCGTCAATCTCAGGATCGCCTAGAATCTCTTTAGCGCGTTCAGATGTGAGACGATCAACCGTTCTACCAAATAGGGTTTCTACCTGGTTTTCAACAGGGGCAAACATACCGATCCAAATACCGCCCTTAAACTGACCTAGTAGATCTGGGTACATTTGAGCAAGGCGGGGAAGTAGCACCATAAGAGTGGCCACAGTATTAGCAATAGTTTCAGACTTACCAGACTGACGCGCTGCAAGCGCTGTTACTTCAGCGCTATCGTTGATGATTACAGATTCCATGATGCGACGTGCGAGAGGAATTTGGTAAGGATGCAGCGAGTGCCCTACAAGAGCTTCCATAAACTGCATCATCTTGTCAATAAGTTTTACGACAAACTCTTTAGATAGTTCATCTAACTCATCTTCGTCAACAGCCGCGATCTGAAAATCATCAACGTTTTCAGGCTCATCGTTGTCTACGTAAAACTCGTGCTTACCCATGATAGATTAGTCCTCTTCAGGTACTGGTGCAGTGTGTCGTCCATAACTGACATAAAAATTAAGTAGGTCAGAATAACTCGGTCTTTGCCATACTAACTGTTCTAGAGCCACAAAACTGTTCATACTGTTGGCCTTTTTCATGTAGTTAACATCTACTGGAAACTTAAAGTCAATACTATCTAGTAGAACTTGATACGCTTTTTTGTTAATGCCTATTGCGTGAAGCCCTAGCGTATTAGAGGATCTACCCAATAAAGTGGAGTACGGCTTTGGTAACTCTATGAAGTTCTGAGAGCCTAGGTAAAAAAGATCCCAATCTTCAGGAAGTTCGGCCAGTGCTTGAGTAAATGAGTAATGCAAGGTGTCTACAAACTCGGCGTCGTCTTCTAAAATAAGGATGCTCTCATACCCGTTCTTGATAGCGTCTTGTAGTATGAGTTGATGTGTTTTAGCAAGTCCAGCAATGCTTTTAGAGATACCGCCGTTTTTTAGGTCATGGCCGGTGCCTTTAGCATAAATGTATTCGTAGCCCGACCAATCAAATTTATTACCGTCTATTGCTTCGAAAAGTTCTGCAAAAATACCAAAGTTTTCTAACTCTTCAAGTATTTCCGTACGCCGATCTAACCTACGCTCTAAGTTAATGACGTAAATCTTATTAAAAAAATCGTTTAGCACCATAAGGTAATTGTAGCAAAAAGAAAGCCCCAGCCGAAGCTAGGGCTTTCACGCCACATTAGGAGAGGAAAGAAGTGAGGCAGTTCAACTATACCACATTACGATTATGTAACGAGTCTATTAAGCAATGTAGCGCTTCTGCGCCTAGTAGCATTTCCTCTAGGTAGATCTTGTCATTGGTTTTAATGTAAGAGGATAAGCTTCTGCTGGTTTCTGATAGCGCTTGTTCAACCCATGTAGATAGGTCGGCACTTGGGATCTTTTCAACACGTTTTGTTAGCTTCTCTGAAAATAACTTAGGGGGTTTGGGCTTAGCCCATCCTTTTAATCCCATTCTAAAAGCTCCGATACGTCTACGTCTAAGTGTCTTCCCCAGAGCGCTGCTGTAAGCGCTTCAGTTTCATCCTGAGATTCTCCAAACCATCCAATAACAAAGCCAGACTTAGTGAAAGGAAGTCTAAAAACAAGGCAACTGCCTTTACGATAGGGTTCATCAATTTCATGTGTCCAGCCTTTTTCTACAATAGGTAGCGGTTTACGGTGAGGGTACTTTATTACCTGACCGTACAATGATCCAAAGTTTAACATTATTTTCTTTCTCCATACAATCTATCAAAGATTCTGTCCATCTCTGCCATTTTATCAGGATCGTCGATTACCCAATTAGGAATAACAACTTCTTTACCCCTAAGGCTAATTTCACTCTGCTGACCCCAAGTAGCGGCTTGAGAACTTCTAGCTGCTCTAACAATGCCTTTAAGTGCGGCTACTTGATGCTTTGACATTTCGCTTTGATCGACTGGTCCACCCTCGTATTTGCCATCATCTAAGCCGTTCTCTCTAAGGTAGTCACCTTTAGAAAATGCGTCTTTAAAGCCTTTCCATTCTTCTGGAGGTACTTGGTAATAGTTGTACCAAAACCCTGATCCGGAGTCTTTAGCATCACGAAATACAACTGTCATAATTCCGTATCCGGTGGGGCTTCCGTCATTATCGTATTGAGGTTTGTACCCAGCAGCGTAAGTTCTAGGTCGCCAAGGCTGTTTAGAGGACGTGGACTTAAGTTGTAACTTGGCAAAGTCTTTAGGGTCGTTATCGCCCTCGGAGTACTCTAAACCAGTTAGGTCATCCTTTAACTCTTCAGGATCTGGGAGGCTCATTCGTCGTCACATTCATGATCTTCAGTTTCGTCTTCCCGCACTCGTGCGTGACAGTCATAGCACCTTAACCAAATAGGAGGTTCAAAGTTATTCTGGACAGTTGCCCCTTTAGGGTAATCTGATCCATCATCAGGGAGTGCCTGGTCGTAGTCATAAACTACTGCGGCTTCTTCATACACGCTTGCATCTAAAACAATTCTTGAAATTGTTGAGTACGGAAGACCACTTGCGGATAGGCTTGTAGGATCTAAGGCAGCGTCATGCCCATTAGATGAAACTCTTTGAGGCATGTATGCTCTAGAAGGGACTGGGTGCCCTTGAAACGTTTGAATAGTTCTTATTGCCCGCATGCTTCTAGCATACCAAACTATTAGTCTTTAGAAGAGCCGACACCAAACGATTTGTGGTTTGGGTCAAGCGCCGCTACAAGAGGGCCTAGAACGGCTACAAGAGCCGCTGAGCCAAGATCTTTAGGGCTTGTGTACCCAGCAGCAAAAGCTGTGGCTACTGCCGCTAGAGCGGCGTACAGGTACTGGCGGGCTACTGCTAGAACTTTATCTTTCGTCATTTTATTCCTTACGGTTGTTATCTAGGTGAGTATCAAATCGGCCTTGCAACTTTTCTACTTGCTTTTCAATTCTATTTACCGCATCGCGCATACTAGAGCCACCATTTGGCTTATATTGGGCCTCTAATGTACCTAATCGGGCACTAATGTCATCTAATTTGTCTAACTTACGAATTACTTTGTTAACAAATTTAAAAATTGCCCAAATAACGGCAATAATTTCAAGGGAGGAAACGATCAATTGTGACCAGGTGCTAGCGTTGCTAAGGAACATGCTCTGAGCCTTTTTAGTAAAAACAGTGTTACTACAATTAAACACTATGGCTACTGCTTTGTCCCTATTAATTTGCGGTTTGTCATAGGTGTGTAGTACCGTACAACTACTACAACTCAGGAGGAACCCCTTGGCTACTGCCCCATATTTTGATGGAACTCAACCTTGTTTAAAAGCGGAGGATATAGACATATTTTTTCCAGAACTACCCGATCACCCAACTAATGAAGATCGGGCTTTACATGCAAAGACTGTGTTAGAGGCTAAAGCAGTGTGTAATACCTGCCCGTTTATTGAGCCTTGTCTAGCCTACGCTGTAAAAACTCCTAATACTTACGGTATTTGGGGCGCAACTACTGAAGATGAACGCGCACGAGTAAAGCGACAAATAAGTAAGCAAAAGCATTTAGCAAAGAAAAAGGGCACCCCGTAGGGTGCCCTTAATCTTTAGGGTTTAGAGACCGTAGTTACGAGTAATAAATACAGACTTTGCAGATCCATCAGCAATGGTTGCGCCAGCAAGCGGGCTTTGAGCAGTAACTACTGTGTTCTTTGCACGAATCACCAGACCAGTTGCTGTAGCAGATGTTACACCAGCAATTAGTAGGTAGAACTCGGTTGAGGATGGTGTTGCAGCTCCGACTGGAGTTGGAGCAACTACAATGTCTCCTACGTTAAGTTGAGTGTTAGAACTTCCGCTGAGATTAACCGTATCTCCAACAGCTAGATAATGAGCAGCAAGGGTTGTTACCTTGATGTAACTAGGTGATGTTGCAACGGTCGCACCAAACATATCCGTAGTAAACAAGATTGGAGTACTTGTAGCAATAGTAGTTGTAGTTGTAGCGTTTAGCGTTACAGTTCCAGATCCAATTGCACTAACGTAGTTAGTAGATGCGATTGCAGCCGTTACCGAAGCTGTTCCTGTTACACCCATACCAACATACACACCTGAAGTGCTAGCCACCGTAACTGTAGTGCTGTTTGAAGACACCGCAGTAACTGAGCTGATGGCTGTACCAACACCAAACGAAACCGTACCTGGCTGTAGACCTGTAGCACGAAGCTTCTGTAGAGCATTTGTGGTTGTAAGACCCCTGATATCCGGAACAACAATACCTGGAGCAAACGCTGGGTAGCCACTGTCTGAGTTTGTAACTCGGTCGTGGTTGTCAAGACTTGTTACCAAGTACCCGCTAGGAGATACGTAGGTTGAACTCCAACCGTTGTCACCAAGAGATACGTAAGCAGGAGCAGTAAAGGTAGTAGAACCCTCAATAGCAAAGCCGGCACCTGTAAACGCCGTTGTAGTTGAATTAGTCAGTGCAAACGTGCTCCCTGTAGGAGCAGGGCTTGCAGCAACTGTTGCGTTGTTAACGTTGTAACCCGTAGCGTTTGCGGCACCATTAACACCATAGACACTTACTTTATCGCCAGCGGCTAGGTTGTGCGCGGAATCGGTGTAGTAGAGCACGTTAGTGCCGTCACCGACAGAGCCAGTTCCATCAGTTTTTGAAACCTTAACGATTCTGAAACTAGGAGCAGGAAGCGAGAATACAGTTGGGTTAACGACTGTTACAAGACCAGTGGTGTTGTAGTTAGCATTAACTGAGCCTCGCACAGCAATTGTCTGACCTGTGGTTAGGTTGTGTGGGAGAGCAGTTGTGTACTGGTTGCTAGTTGATCCTGAGAACGTAAGCGTAGTGCCCGCTACTGCAGTAGCAATCGGTAGCGGGTTAACTGTAATAGTGCCTGAACCAATTGCGGTTACTACTGTACCGGTTGCAAACACAGATCCGGACGTGACACCCATACCAACTGCAAGAGCAGGGTTAGTGGTACTAGTTACGTTAATAGTTGCCACAGTAGTTGAGATAGCGCCAGTGCTAGAGTTGGTTGTTTGTGTTGGAGCAGTAGCGCCGACTGGACCAGTAGCGCTTGAGATCTTTGCCTGTGAACCGTTAAGGCGCAACTGAGCAACAATACCTGCATAAGCCGTAGATGTTACTGGAGCAGTATTGGTGCTGTTGACTGTAATGGACGTAGACGTCGTAGCCGCAATCTGAATACCCTCATAGTTGTAAGTATCAGGAGCTACACCCTGAATGTTGATGAACTGACCAGCAGTAAAAGAGTGGCTGGCTACTGGGTAAGATACCTGCTGACCTGTGGTATTTGTAGGATTACCATTTAGGGCAACGGGAACAGTACGTAGATCACCAGCATTAGATTCGTAGTTAGGCTGGATTGGGAACGAGGCGCCCCATTCGCGAGCAACAACAACATTCTGTTGAGAAGTAGTTGGAAGCCAGTTTTCGCTCCAAGGTGCGACGTCAACCTTAGCGGACTGGATTACAGTACCTGAGATGCTAGATGCTGCTGTAGCAATTACAGATGGGTACTTAACAGTAAAAGTTGTTGAGCTAGGCACAGAGGCAACGACGGCGGGGTTAGCGTTACCAACTGAAGTGTCTGGGTCAAACTGAAGCCAAGGGTAAGTTGCTGGGGTAAATCCCTTTGTGACTACTACTTGACCAGGTACAAGATTGTGGGCAACGGTAGTTGTGTAAGTAATTACTGTACCGTTTTGTGCATTTGACGCGGTGGCAGATAGAGATTGAACTGTATCTGTTACTGGAGGGGCGCTACGTGTGTAGCTACCGGAATCGAGGGCCATTAGGGCTCCTTAAGTTAGATTGGTTACTTATTAGGTTTAGTTGCTTTAGGCCGCCAATACCAAAAGGCATGAGGTTGGCGTATTGTAAAGGCTTCAAATACCGAATTATGCTACTGCTTTCCCATTCATCGCTATGCGAATTTTTGGACAGTGCTTAGTGACAACTACTACGAGTGTACCTAAGATTACTCTAGGCAACTGCCTAAACTACTCAGATTCGTTTTTACAGTGCCAACAGGTGGATCGTTCCTGTGCACCTTCATCGCTATCATCGTTGTGATGTGCGCCGGATCCATGGCGGTAACTGAGGAAGTCACACTCATCGCAGCCTTCTGTAGGGGATGTTGCGTTTACGTGATTCCCCTCATTATGGACAATTTGCTGGAACTGGCTCTTATCGTCTTCATATTGATTCAATTCTTCTAAAGATTTAAGGCCGGCTTTGCGCCGTTGTTCATGCAAAAAGTTATGAACCTGTGCAGATCTCTGTAATGTTGCAAAGAAGTGAGCTACTCGCCCAAACGTATGGGGATCTTTGTTTTTACCGGAATCATCTCTAGGGGTAAGATCGGGGTGAAAAGGCATTACGTTCTCCTAGTTCTGGTGTTCTCCGTTAGGCCCTTTACCTGGGCTACTGTATGAAAAAATGTCAGGCACTTCATTTTCAGAAACAGGCAACTGCCTCAAACCAAAACGTGAGTCACGGATTGTAAAAGGTGGGGCTACTGCATTAAAAAATTGTTTTGATCGGCTCATTTATCCCACCTATTCCACTGCATAGCATTAGTGGGTACGCCACGAATGCCGCCAGTTACTTTAGTGATAGCGTCCCTAAACTCTCTAGGGTTAGCTTTAGACTTGTTGTCATTAAACCTGGCTACTGCCTGATCGGTGAGACTTGATGAAGGAATTAAAGGATTAGGCTTTTTCTTAGCCATGGCGTTTATTCTTTTGGTTCGGCTGGGGTGTCTAGCGGAGAACTTGAATCTAAACCTGATCTTGAAGCGTGGTACTCATCAAACTGACGTTGCTGGTAGGTCAACTGATCCGCAATTTGTCCCTTAAACTCATGGTACGCAGGGTTGCGCATTTGGCGACCTGTTTCAGGGTGAGTCAAAGTTTGGCGCTCTGGCCTTACCGGAAGCGTAGTTCCTGCAATCATAGGAATAAATGACTTAGCGGATTCGTGGAGATCATGCACTGGTGAACCTTCTTCTGGAGTATGGGAGTCGTCTACAACGCTATCATCCATACTACCACCCGCATCATAGCCATCTACATCATCGCTAGTGTCCCCATCGCCATCCTCAGGCTCTTTAGCCTCATGCATGTAGCCTGAGAAAGATCCACGGTTACCCTTAGTGGTTCCCCAACTGAACGAGTGCTGACCTACTACATTGCCGTCTGCGTCCTTAATCTGAGAAGCTCCACGTAGGTTAGTTAGATGCTCAGGCAACCTACTAAGTTCTTCATCGCCTAGGTCAGTTTTGTTACGCTCTTCTTCACGACGCAAGGTAGACTTGTACTCTTCCAGTTTTGCAGCGTTTTCAAAGTACTCTTTGTCATACTTGGAGCCACCGCCACGTTCCCTGCCCATAAGGCTTTTAGCAAATGCCATAGCGGTTAGGTAATGTCCACTAGAGGTTCCTTTGGACAAGCCTTCAAAATCAATCACGAGTACTCCTAGAGTAGGTATGAATTAAGTTTACTTTCTAGATGCCGAGATAGGGCAGTAAACTGTCTACTTTTCGTTTTCTTTCTTACCAGCACGGCGCTTATTCTCTTTAGCGGTGTTCTTACCATGCGCTAGTGGGCGTAAGTTTTTAGATGAGTCATTGCTGTGGTTATTGTCTTTGTGATCCACGTCAGTGTTCTTAGACAACTTAGTATGGTGCTTGTCCTCGTAATCGGCTCTAGCCTTATTCTTGGAAGTTGTAACCCATTTACCGTTCACTTTCTTCTTGTAAACATAAATAGGGCGCCCACCATTTTGCTCAGAGCCTTTGTATGGGCCAAACTTTTTTACTTCTGACATTCTAGTCCTCCGAATTAATTAAGGGGTTTTTAGGGGCGCTTATGCTTGGAGCGTTAAGATTTCTAGATCCGGAAGTAAAAGCGGTTGGGCCAGTAATTGGAGCCAAACTTACAAGGCTAGCGGATGGGGCAAAGGTAGTGCGCGTAGATGATGCAGATGGAGCGCTTGTTTTAGGTGAACTTGTAGAACCTTGGCGAGAAGCGCTTTTTGCAGTTGTCGTTGATGTCCCACTTGGTTTACCACTTGACGCAGTTCCGTTGTAGTTTACGTACTGATTTCCAAAACGACTAGTCCAACCTCTGTTAAGAGTAGATCCCGCACCGCCACCATAAAGATTATCCATAGGTACTTTTTGGATTTTGCCGTTAATGCCAGTTGACCAAACGTAATTATTTCCGGCAGATATGGCTACGTGATCGTTAGCGTTACTTGTGTCATAAAACACCGCTGTTCCCGCAGGGGGAGCAACTGTTGTGTTTACCGCACCTTGGCGGTTTACTTTGTTGTACCAGTCCCCAGCATTACCTTGTGGGCTAAAACTATTGCCCATTGCTGCTCTTTGAACAAAGTCTGCGCAATACCCATCAAACTGATTGGTTCCATGCGCTAGGTTTTGCGTACGGGATAATACGTCTCCAGAACTAATAGTTCTGTTAGTCTGTGGAGGTTTTGGCAGATCAGTAACAGTAGGTAGCGGCTTAGTTGGCATTACGAATATCCGCCTGTTCCAAGTAGAGCGTCACGCGCTGGGTAACTTACGCTGTAGCGCTGGTAAGACGGGCGTGGGCCTGAGAACATACCAACGTTCACGTTCCTAAATTGTACATTAGAGTTACGTGGAAATACTGGCTTAGTCATCCTGTTGACCAACTATAGGAAACCTTGTGTTATAGGCTTTATTTTTTCTGGGATTGGAGTTAAAACTATCTATGTCGTTCCAGTCTAACTTTATGGGTGCGTCAGGGTGATGCCTTAACATGACAGCTGCTCGGTGTTGCCCGTTATAAAGTAAAGGTCCCTCTAAATGATAAGGGTCACCAAAATATCCGCCACTAGGTACCATTCGGATCGGGTTTACTACCCCATGTTTAAGGATATGATCAACTAGACCTGATGATTTAGCAGCTTCATATTTACGAAGATACACGTCTCTAGGATGCTCTTCCGGAAGTCTAAACATAGTTCTAGAATACATACGACCATCTTTTTCAATGGTATTTAAATCCATAGGGATAGACAGAGACGCTAGTTGCCGTGCGGTAGCGGTTGCTGGACGCTGTTCATTAAATGCAGAAATTTGCTTAGCGTTACCATAATCAAAAAAGAACTGTTGTCCTCTATCCATTACTTTTTTACCTTTTCGGGGAGATCGCCTTTAGGAGTGTGCTTTGACCATTGTGATGCCATACGAGGATGCTTTGCCCACATCCAGCGGCGCTGTGAGTCAGACTTAAATGGCATCATACGCCCCTGTTACTGAGTAACGGTTGGCTCTTCTTCAAACTCAACAAAACAACCACAACCGCCTAGATCAAATTCATCTGTGTTATCCATTTTTGCAGAGATTTCGTTTCTAAGTTGCTCTAACGTAAGTTGTTGTTTTTCTCCGTTAACTTGCTTTCGAAGAATGGTGACGTTTTTACCTAGGTATTCACGTACTTCTGCCTCTTTTGCTTCCCACTCTGCGTAGCGTTCCGGCATTAGTTCGAAAAGCTTCTTAAACTGCCCCTGACCAGCACGTACACAGCCTCCGCCACAGTTGTTGTGTGGGAACCCCAAAGCGTACAAACGAGGCGGCTCTAGCCCCTCTGACTTAGCCCAATCAATAAGTTCTTGCTTGCTGAGGTAGGGAGCCTCACACAAAGGTGCTTCCGCCTTGTACGGCAGGTAATTCTTCTCAATAGCAGCAATGCGGTGAGTTTCCGTCCAGTCAATGCCCACATAAATAATGGTTTCTTCTGGATCGCAGTTCTCGTCTAGCCACTTTCGAGCTGGCTTCTGCTTCAATTCGTGGGAGCAATTAGCTTGGCGGCTATTTCCAAGGAACTTCTTGTCCTTGAATACCTGCCAGATGTCACGACCGTCGTTAAGGTACACATACGTGCCACCAATGTTCTTTACCGCATCCTCAATAAAACGGTAAGTATCTGGATCCTCTCCCACATTTGGAGACGGGTTATTGCCCTTGACGTCAGAAAATACTAAATACAAATCATCCGTGCCGTACTTCTCAGCTACACGCTTTGCAGCAGCCCAAGATCCGATACCGCCAGAGAACATTACTACATGCTTCATTTCATACTCCTAAGTAAGTTATTTGTAATGTACTAGATTTTTACTAGTCTTACAAATTACGAAGTCCCTCATTGAAAGCAGCCAGCTTTGCAGCTTGTTGTTTGCTTTCAACATACTTGTCTTCTATGTGATTTATGTTTATTCGGTTTTGTGATTCACTAATCTGTTCTGGTGACTTTCCAGCAAGTTCTTTAGTGTACCGTTGTGCATCTGACTCGTAACCATCTTGAGGGTACACCCGAAGATCTTCGTGCTCTAAATGGGGAAAAGGCTCACTAAGCGGTATTTTTTGGGATTCGGCATGACCAGGTGTGTTTACTGCGTCGTCGTAATCTTCTTGACCCATACGCCCAATTGGAGCAATTACGTGGTTGCAACTAGGGTTAGCGCACTTTACCCTAACTTCCGCTCTAGATACTTCGTCATCATGGTCTACATCACGATGAAACCCCCACATGGGTGATTTTCTGGCACA